TGATTCACGTGGAACAATCTTCTTGGAGAGCAAGAAAGAAATGAAAGCACGGGGTTTAGCATCACCAGACGCAGCGGACGCTATATGCGTGACGTTTGCTTTTCCCGTGGCTCACCGCGAGTATACTGAGCCCACTCGCCGATATAACGCTCAAGACGGCGCAATGCACACATCTTGGATGGGGTCTTAATATGCCACTCGTCAAATCATCTTCGCCCAAAGCCTTTCGTGAAAATGTAAAGGCGGAAGTCAAAGCGGGCAAGCCCGTCAAACAGGCAGTTGCAATTGCTTATGCAGTCAAGCGCAGCGCGCCAGCCCCAAGTAAGAAGAAATAATGGCTGATTACACAGGCATGGTAGCTGTTGGCAATGTCGCCAACGGTGGCGGCAAGAAGAACGACGACTCCGGCATACTGGCGACAGCGCGCAGCCGCTTGGACATGGCGATATCGGCGCTGTCTGAGTCCCGCGAGGACGAGATAGACGACCTGAAGTTCTACGCTGGCAGCCCAGACAACCATTGGCAATGGCCCGCCGATGTGCTGGCGACCCGTGGTGCGGTGCAGGGTCAGACAATCAACGCCCGCCCGTGCCTGACCATCAACAAACTGCCGCAGCACGTGCGGCAAGTCACCAATGACCAAAGGCAAAACCGCCCAACAGGCAAAGTTATTCCAGCCGACGACAAGGCCGACATTGACGTTGCCGAAGTCTTCAACGGCATGGTCAGGCATATTGAATACATCTCGGACGCAGATGTCGCTTACGACACCGCTTGTGAAAACCAAGTCTCCTACGGAGAAGGCTACATCCGAATCCTGACCGAGTATTGCGACGACAATACCTTTGACCAAGACATCAAAATTGGCCGAGTTCGCAATTCATTCTCGGTGTACATGGACCCGACCATCCAAGACCCGTGCGGCGCGGACGCCAAGTATTGTTTTGTAACCGAGGACATCTCTAAAGACGACTACCAGCGGATGTATCCCGACTCAGCGCCTATTACTACCCTGCAAACGCTGGGTGTGGGTGATCAAAACCTGTCGCAGTGGCTTAATGAAGACACGATCCGCATCGCAGACTACTACTACGTCGATTACGACAAAGGCACGCTCAATTTGTACCCTGGCAACGCTACGGCGTTTGAAGGGACGCCTGAAGACAAGCAGTTGCGCGCTATTTACGGCAAACCCAAGAAATCTAGGCAATCTGACCGGCCACGCATCAAGTATTGCAAGATAAACGGCTACGAAATCTTGGAAGAGCGCGAGTGGGCGGGCAAATATATCCCGATTGTCCGCATTGTGGGCAACGAATTTGAGGTTGACGGTCGCTTGTACGTGTCTGGCTTGGTGCGAAACGCCAAGGATGCCCAGCGGATGTACAACTATTGGGTGTCCCAAGAGGCAGAAATGCTGGCTTTGGCTCCAAAAGCACCGTTTATTGGCTACGGCGGTCAATTTGAGGGCTACGAGAACCAATGGAAGACTGCCAACACGACCAACTGGCCGTATTTGGAGGTCAATCCAGACGTTACAGACGGCGCGGGCGCTACGCTGCCACTACCCCAGCGTGCCCAGCCGCCAATGGCCTCCAGCGGGCTATTACAGGCCAAATCTGGCGCTTCTGAAGACATCAAGGCATCTACAGGCCAATATAACGCTTCTTTGGGCATGACGTCCAACGAGCGCAGCGGCAAAGCCATCCTGGCCCGCCAACGCGAGGGTGATGTTGGGACATACCACTTTGGCGACAACTTGGCCCGTGGTGTGCGGTATTTGACCCGCCAACTGATTGACCTAATCCCCAAAATCTACGACACCCAGCGTATTGCTCGCATTATTGGCGAAGACGGCGAGACCAGCATGGTCAAGATTGACCCGATGCAGGCCGAGCCGGTCAAGAAGATTGTCAATCAAGAAGGCATTGTGATTGACAAGATTTACAACCCTGGCGTGGGCAAGTACGATGTGGTGGCAACCACCGGCCCAGGTTATGCAACCAAACGCCAAGAGGCGCTAGAGGCGATGGGCCAATTGTTGCAGGGTAACCCGCAACTATGGCAAGTGGCCGGTGACTTGTTTGTCAAGAACATGGATTGGCCGGGTGCCCAAGAGATGGCGAAGCGTTTTGCCAAGACTATTGACCCCAAACTCATGCAAGACGGCGACAAACCGCCCGAGTTGCAGGCCGCAGAGCAGCAAATTCAGGCAATGGGCCAAGAGATGGAACAGATGCACCAGATGATTATCAATGCTGGCAAGTCGATTGAGGCGCAGGATATGCACCGCAAGGACTTTGAAGCAACGGTCAAGGCGTACCAAGCCGAAACCCAGCGGATTTCCGCTGTGCAAGCCTCCATGTCGCCAGAGCAAATCCAAGACATCGTGCTGGGCACCGTGCATGGCATGATTACTTCGGGCGACTTGGTTAACGAAATGCCAAAGCGGGACATGGACACCGGCCCTGAGATGCCACAAGAAGGCATGGAACAACAACCAATGGGAATGCCACAATGATGTACAAAGCCTGTGATTTTGTCGGGATGCTGTTTTTGGCCCGTGATGTGGCCCACAGCGTCCACTTGAACACCCGCAGCTATTCCAAGCACGTTGCGCTCAATATCTTCTATGAGCGGATTATTGGCGCTGCGGATGACTTTGCTGAAGCCTACCAAGGCCGTCATGGTCTGATGGGGCCAATTACGCTGCATTCGGCCACCAAGACGGCCAACATCATCGACTTTTTGCAAAACCAGTTGGATGAGATTGAGAAGTGCCGTTATGACGTAGTGGACAGGACTGATATGTCGTTGCAACAGTTGATCGACAATATCATTGAAATTTATCTGCGTACCCTCTACAAACTCCGCTTTTTAGCATGACGTTATCCATTAATCACAGCACAGCAGCGGACAGTAGTTTTACTGCCGCAGGGGCAACGGCCTGGAATAATGCACATTCGTTATCGGGGACTTTGCCAATTGATTCTGGCGGCACAGGGCAAACAACGGCGGCAACGGCCATTACGGCTCTGGCTGGAACGCAAATTTCAGGGCGATATTTGCGTTCTGACGGCACAAATACGGCTTTGGCGGCTATTGTGGCTGCTGATGTACCTACGCTCAATCAAAACACTACTGGCACTTCGGCTAATGTGACCGGCACAGTGGCTGTGGCAAATGGCGGTACGGGTACAACAACTCCAGCGCTTGTCGCGGGTACAAACGTAACAATTACAGGTACTTGGCCTAACCAAACAATTAATTCTACAAATAGCAGTAGCGGCACGGTCACTTCGGTGGCCGCAAGCGTCCCTGCTTTTTTGTCCATCACTGGGTCGCCCATAACCACTTCAGGCACATTGGCAATTACCTATTCGGGAACAGCGCTTCCGGTTGTTAACGGTGGTACAGGCCAAACAACAGCCAGCGCGGCTTTTAACGCCTTGTCGCCAGTCACTAGCACTGGCGATTTGATTATTGGCAACGGCACCAACAGCGCAATTCGCCTAGGTATTGGCGCAAACAATTATGTTTTGACATCTAACGGCACTACGGCAACTTGGGCGCCCGCAAGCGGCGGTGGTAGCGGCATTACAACAGGCAAAAGTATCGCAATGGCGATGATCTTCGGCTATTGAGGAACAGACATGGCAAACCCAAATATCGTTAACGTAACTACTATTTACGGCAATACGTCTTACTTAATTCCTAGCAGCACATCGGCTACGACTTGGACTGCGCTTACGCCTGCATCTGGTACGGTCAACAAGATAGACAACATTGTTGCTACAAACGTAACCGCGTCTGTTGCAACCGTAACTGTCGCAATCAATAGCGCTGCGGCTGGCGCGGGAACAAATTACCGTCTTGTGTACCAAGTGCCAGTTCCAGTAAACGCTTCAATTGTTGTTGCAGATAAAAGCACTGCGTTTTACCTTGGTGAAGCGCAATCTATTGTGGTGACTGTTGGTACTGCATCGGCAATTGAATTAACGGCATCTTACGAGGCGATTACCTAATGTCTACTAGGTATAAAGGTTCTGTTATGGCTGCTACGGCAGCTATAAATAGTGCAACTACGGCTATTGGTATTTGGCGTACTAACGAAATCATGCAAGCATTAAAGGCAAGTTTATGGCCTTCAATTAATGCAGCACCTTCTATTGTTGATTATTTAGTAGTTGCAGGCGGCGGTGGCGGTGGTGGAACTAATGGTGGCGGTGGTGGTGGAGCAGGTGGTTATAAAAATGCGACCGGCTATTCAATAACAGCAGGGTCAACAATTACTATTTCGGTTGGAGCAGGAGGAACAGGCGGCACTTCAGGAGATTCAACTGGCCTTCAAGGTGGAAATGGTACTAATTCTGTTTTTGAATCAATAACATCAACAGGTGGTGGTGGCGCTGGTTCTGGAGATAGTGCTACTGGATACGCAGGAAAATCAGGCGGATCAGGTGGGGGCGGAGCTTCGTATGGCGGCACTAACGGCTCAGGAGGGGCAGCATCTCCTTCTGGTCAAGGTAATGCAGGCGGAAATGGTTTAACTGATGCTGCAACATACCGCGATGGAGGCGGCGGCGGTGGAGCAGGAGTCGCAGGCGGTAATGTTACTGGCCCATCAAGTGGGGGCGGTGGCGGAAATGGCCTTCAATCTTCTATAACAGGAACATCAACTTATTACGCAGGCGGTGGCGCGGGTGGTTGGTTTTCAGGCACTAATTCAGTAGCAGGTTTAGGCGGCGGAGGTACACAAAACGTAGCAGGAACTGCAAACACTGGTGGCGGTGGCGGCGCAGGACAAGGTTCAATAGCACCGGGTAAAGCTGGCGGTTCTGGAATAGTTATTGTTGCTTATTCAACCGCTTTTGATAGCATTTCTACTTTTTCTGCTGGTTTAGTCGTTAACGGCGTAACTACTACGGGTTCTAATGTTCCATCTCCAGATACGACATCACGTTCTGGGTACAAAGTTTACAAATTCACAGCCGGTACAGGGACAATAGGATGGGATGGTTCTGCTCCAGTAACACCAACTGCACCTTCAACTGTTAACTATTTAGTTGTTGCTGGTGGCGGTGGTGCTGCTGGAGTAGATGGTGGTGGTGGTGGGGCGGGTGGCTTTAAAACAGCCACAGGATTTTCTGTTGCCGCTTCAACAAGCTATACGGTCACAGTTGGTTCTGGCGGTACTGGAGCGCCATATACAGCTACGGCAACTTCCGGCAGCAACTCTGTTTTCTCAAGCATAACGTCAACCGGTGGCGGTTATGGTATGTGGTCTGGACAAACAGGCGGCAACGGCGGTTCTGGCGGCGGTGGATGTGACGGTGGTTCTGGTGGAACAGGTGTTTCTGGGCAAGGTTTTGCTGGTGGAGCAAGTACAGGTGGTACGTTAGGTGGCAATACTTCTGGAGGCGGTGGTGGTGGAGCTTCTGCTGTTGGTGTTGCAGGAACAACTACTACTGGCGGTAACGGTGGCGCTGGAACATCATCATCAATTACTGGAACTGCAACAACTTACGCAGGCGGCGGTGGTGGAGGTAAGGTTTCAAGCCCCGGAACAGGCGGTGCTGGAGGTGGTGGAAACGCTACTACAGGTGGCGCTGTAGGAAATGCTGGTACAGCTAATACTGGTGGCGGTGGGGGTGCTGTAGGTGGTTCAGTAGCCACAGCCAATGCAGGTGGTGCTGGTGGCTCTGGTATTGTGGTTATTTCTTACTCCGATACATCTTCAGACATTGCATCATTCTCTAGTGGGTTAGTAGTTAACGGTGTTACCACAACAGGGTCTAACGTCCCTGCTTCGGATACAACATCTTCCGCTGGTTACAAAGTTTATAAATTCACTGCCGGTACTGGCACATTTCAATGGTAGGAAATATGGCACATTTTGCACAACTTGACGAAAATAACATTGTTGTCCAAGTAATTGTTGGAGTAGATGAACCGCATGATGGCGAGGCTATCTATTTTCAGACAACAGGCAAAGTTTGGAAAAAGACCAGCTACAACACTGTTGGTGGAGTACATTCGTTAGGCGGTACACCATTTCGCAAAAACTACGCTGGAATTGGGTTCATTTATGATGCCCAACGGGATGCTTTCATTGCATCGCAACCATATCCAAGCTGGGTTCTTAATGAGCAGACTTGCCAATGGGATTCGCCGGTACAATACCCTAGCGATGACAAAAAATACGGTTGGGATGAACAAACTATTTCTTGGAAAGAAATTGCTTGAACACTTTTTTTAACGGCGCGTTTTTTAACGGGCCATTTTTTAACGCACCGCGCACTTTTTTTAACGGAGCGTTTTTTGAAGGACCTTTTTTTGAAACGCAAAACACTTTTTTTGGTGGGGCGTTTTTTGAAGGTGCATTTTTTAACGCTACGTCAGTTTACGCAACGCAACTTTTTGTCGAGTTAAGATCATTTACTGAAAGAAGGAGATTCTAATGGCGCTCAATCTTAAGGCTATCACTTCTGTCCTGGGCTACCAGCAGATCACCAGCTTGTCCGCAGCTACGGCCCTGACCGTACCTCAAAAAAATATTGGCGGCCTTGCGGGGTCGCCCCGTATTGCCATCATTACGCCTGAGACTCAAGCCGTGCGCTGGCGAGATGACGGTGTGGCCCCAACTGCTTCGGTTGGAATGCCACTTGCTGCCGGTGTCACTTTGCAATACGATGGCGACTTGACTCAAATCAAGTTCATTGAGCAAAGTGCCAGTGCAAAGCTAAACATTACTTATTATTCGTAAGGAGCCGTTATGGACTTTCATGGCGAAGGTGGCTCAATGAGCCCCGCAAATTTAATTGAGTACATCCAAAAGCAGCTTCCTACTGATTTGACCACCTTGGTCAATTTGCAAGCTGAATTGGCCCAGCGCCAAGGCGCAATGTCTGCGGTTCAAGATGCTGCCGCAGATCGGGCTAAGGCTGCTGACGAATTGGCTTCTGCTAAAGACCAAGCTGCGGCTATGGTTGCGTCTGCCAAAGATATGGAAGCTGCGGCCAAAGCCAAAGTTGCTGACCTTAAGGCGCGTGAAGCTGCGTTGGCCGACAGCGTTAAAGCATTTGAAACGGCTAGCGCAGCGCGTGAAACGGCCCTAGATGCGCGTAAAAAGACATCTGATACCCGTGAGATGCATCAACAGCAAACGCAAGCCAATCTTGACGCTTTAAGCGCGTCATTGGAAGCACAAGAAGCTGCGCTGCAAACTCGCGTTAAAGCCTTCCAAGATAAAGTTGCTGCAATTAGCGCGTAAGGACAAAAATCATGGCCGTCTTTCTCTCCCCCGTGGGCGGCGTTGCGGCCCAATTTTTTACCAATAGCGGTGTAATTCTATCGGGCGGCAAGCTGTACACTTATGCGGCGGGCACAACAACTCCACAAGCTACGTATACCAGTTCATCGGGGAGTACAAACCATACCAACCCAATTATTTTGGATTCGGCTGGCCGTGTACCAGGCGGCGAAATTTGGTTAAGCGCACCGCCGTACAAATTTGTTTTAAACACTTCTGCTGATGTACTTATTGCTACGTATGACAATGTGTCAGGTATTGGGGCCGCAAGTTATCAAGTAAATAATTTTACAGGTACAGGGTCACAAACTGCGTTTACTTTAAGCACAGCGTCTTTAGGTGAAAACTTTACGTTTGTATACATTAGCGGTGTGTATCAAAACAAAAACACTTACACGGTGTCAGGCACAACCCTTACATTTTCAACCGCGCCGCCATACACTTCTTTAATTGAAGTTATGTACAACTAATGGCTAATAGCAAGATTTCCGCACTTACAGCGGCAACTACGCCGGTTGCTGGTACGGAAGTTTTGCCTATTGTTCAAAGCAGCGCAACGGTAAAACTTGCTATTTCTGACTTAAACCCTGGGCTTAGCACCATTACCGCCGCTAAAGGTGGGACGGGACAAACAACTTATGCTGTGGGCGACTTGCTATATGCTAGCGCCACTACAACGCTTTCTAAACTTGCCGATGTAGCTACTGGAAATGCGCTTATTTCGGGCGGCGTAACAACCGCGCCAAGCTGGGGCAAGATTGGCCTTACAACCCATGTAAGCGGCACATTGCCGGTGGCTAATGGCGGCACTGCGTTAACTTCATTTACAAATAAAGGCGTTGTGTATGCCTCATCAACAAGCGTTTTAGCAACGGGTAGCGCACTAGAATTTGATGGAACTAATTTTGGTGTTGGTACTGGCGGCAATACACTTAATCATCAATCGGTTATATATAAAGGTGGCGCAAATGCTGTGTACCAGCAGATTGGAAACGGTGCTACTGGCCTTGGAGCAACTCAAGGCATCCGTTTTGGTTTGACTGCCGCTGGCGCTAGTGAACTTTATGCGGTTACAAGTTTTACTTGTTACGTTGACGGGTCATCTGCGTACTCAATAAGCACAGCCCGCGACATTACGGTTACGGCGGGCAACATAATACCAGGCACAGCCGCCAAGGGCATTAACTTTACCGCTAATACCCCGTTGGCGGGGATGACAAGTCAGTTGCTTAATTGGTATGAAGAAGGTACTTACACACCAACAATTAGTGCTGGAACAGGAAGCATAACTAGCTATACCTTAACAACTGCTAATTACACGCGAATTGGTAGGCAAGTTACAGCTAACATAGTTTTAACAATTACTAACGCTGGCACAGGGTTAGGAGCGTTAGGTATAACATTACCCTATACAAATGGAGCCGCTATTTCATGTGGAGCCGGTAGAGAAAATGCTTTAACTGGCTACATTCTTCAAGCGTATGTTAACGCCGCTTCTAATTTGTTAAATGTCTATAACTACGCTAATGGCACAGTAATTTTAACAAACGCACAAGTTCGTGTATCTATAACATATTTCGTCTAAGGATAAAAAATGGCGCTTACAAAAGTTTCCTACAGCATGATTCAAGGGCAATATGTAAATGCTTTAGATTACGGTGCTGATTCAACAGGCGCGACTGATTGCGCTGCGGCAGTTCAAGCCGCCGTGACAGCCGCTGCTGGTCGGCCTGTTTATTTCCCTGCTGGAACTTATAAAATTGGTACAACCATTGATTGCAGCCCTGTAGCTTATGATAGTTCTTCTTTTGGCGCGCCAGCAAAAATTATTGGTGATGGTCAATTAAAGACTTATTTTGACAATCGTGTAAATGGCCCACTATTTAGTATGGTAACTACTAGCACGGCTTCGTTGTTTAAAGGTGCTCTTGGTGGTAAGTTTGAGGGTTTTACAATTAATTGTGGCGCGACTACGACTAATGGCGTTGGCATTTATATGACTGCGGCTTATCAGCCAACAATTCAAAATGTTAACATCATTGGAATGTCTTTACACGGCATTCAAATACCTTGCATTTTAGGTGATAACGATGCGTCAAATATGGTTTTAATTGACCATGTTCGAATTCAAGATTGCGCTGGATGGGGAATTAAAGCAAACGGTGATTCTAGTCATAATGAAGTTAGTTTCATTTATATGCAACAAGTGTTTATCCAAAACTGCGGAACAACAGATGGGGCATATCAACCAGGTTCAGGCGGTATGAATTGGAAAGGGCAAATCCTTACCATGCAGCAATGTGGATTTACGATTAACCAAAACTGCGGTTTGTTTATTCCTGGTCAATCTGGAGCCGCCAACACCGTTGATCTTCAAGACACCACGTTTGAAAACAATAAAGTGCGGGGTATTTTTTGTCGGGGTATTACATCTTTTAAAGCGCGAAACATTCAGATTTATAACAATAATGCCTATACCGCAACAAATGGCTGTGAGTTTGAAGCCGATAATTTTACAATTGAAAATGTTGAACTTAATGGTGTTTACATTAGGGCAAGTGGCGGCAATAACGCATATACAGCTTTTAAAATTAGCGGGACAAATGCAAATTTAAATACTTGCCGTGTTCGTAATGTAACGTTTAATAATTTTGATTATGCTGGTCAAACAAGATTTAATGGTTGGCAATTTGACCCTATCCCTAACAATGGAATATTGCAAGTTCCATCCTCAACTGAAGTTTATTTCAAACCCAATACCTACATAGGAACAGGTAATAAAGTTCCAATGCGTTTGCAAGGGCCAAACAATGACAGTGGCACTGGCGTTGCGTCTACTTCTGGAGAATGGATTGCAAATGAATTGTCTAGTGGTGGGTTATCACTTAATTTAGCAAGCATTGTTGCAGCAACAAGATACTGGGTATACCTTTATGATAATGACAATGTTCCTACGTTAGAAGCAAGCAGCACAACAAGTTATGTAACAGATAGCACAAGTGGATACGCAGTTAAATCGGGTGACGCAACACGTTACTATGTTGGCAGTATTATTGGCGGTGCAACTAACGCAACAGTAGCAACTACCGCAACGGGTTGGTTAAATCCACAAACTATTTCTAGTACACAAATTGGTGTGCCTAGTTACTTATGGGCAGATTCTACTAATAGATTGCGTATCAAAACAACTTTACCAACAAGTGATACTGATGGCACTGTTGTTGGAACACAAAGTTAAGGACACGCCATGTTTGAAAAACAAACTATTATTGATCGTATAGAAGTGTTGGCAGACCAGACCGTTGCCGTTCGGTATGTGGTGACTGTTACGGAAGATGGAAAGCCTTTTGCCGAACAGGTCAAAGGCAACTACTTTAAACCAGGCGATGATTACAGCGCCGAGGAAGCTAAAGTGCAGACCATTTGTGCCATTGTGCATACGCCAGAAGTTATTGCTGCTTACCAAGCGGCCCAAATTCCAGCATAATGCTGAAAACACGTACTGGTGCGTTCACCAGGGATTCTATGGAATCGAAAAATGTCAGATGAAAACCTAGCGGTAGTAGACCCCGCGCCGGAACAGGTGGCAACGGCTGCACCTGAACCTGAAGTTAAAGCGCCGGAAGCAGAAGCACCCAAGACCTTCTCGCAAGAGGAACTTGATGCAGCTATTGGAAAACGCCTCGCAAGAGAGCAACGAAAGTGGGAACGGGAACAAGCACAGAGGACTGCGGAAACGCAAACCTTGAGGGCTCCGGCAGCACAGTCTGTCGATCAGTTTGAAACGCCAGAGGCTTACGCCGATGCGTTGGCCTATCAAAAGGCCGAACAATTGATCGCGCAGCGCGAAGCGGCCAAGCAGCACTCGCAAGTTCTTGAGAGTTATCACGATCTGGAAGAGGAAGCCCGCGCTAAGTATGATGACTTTGAACAAGTCGCATACAACCCCAAGTTGCCAATTACTGATGTGATGGCCGATACGATTCGGTCTTCGGATGTTGGGCCTGAGTTAGCTTACTACCTTGGAACTAACCCCAAAGATGCAGAGCGTATATCTCGCCTAGCCCCGCTTGCACAGGCAAAGGAAATTGGGAAGATTGAGGCCAAATTGGCGTCTGATCCACCAATGAAACGTACGACATCCGCGCCAGCGCCGATTTCGCCTGTTACTGCCCGATCCACTGGATCACCGGCTTATGACACTACAGACCCCAGGTCAGATAAGACCATGACGGCCTCGCAGTGGATTGAAGCCGAAAGGGCACGACAACGGAAGAAGTGGGAAGCGCAAAACCGCTAACTTTTTTTAAGGACTTTTTTCATGGCTAATAGTATCCTAACCATTGACATGATTACTCGGAAGGCTCTCGAAATCCTCGAGAACAACCTGGTAATCACTCGTAACGTAAACCGTCAGTACGACGACAGCTTTGCTGTTGAAGGTGCCAAGATTGGTTCTACTCTGCGTATTCGCCTCCCTGACCGCGCTTTGGTCACTGACGGTGCCGCCCTGCAAGTTCAGGACGACAACGAGCAGTTCACCACTTTGACTGTCGCCTCGCAAAAGCATATCGGCGTGAACTTCACTTCCGCTGAATTGACCATGCAGTTGGACGACTTTGCAGAGCGTGTATTGAAACCACGTATCAGCCAGTTGGCCTCCAGCATTGATGCTGACGTTGCTAACTGCTTTAAGACTATTGGTAACACTGTCGGCACTCCAGGCACTACGCCAGCTACTTCTTTGGTTTTGTTGCAAGCGCAGCAAAAGCTGAACGAAAACGCTGCTGTAATGTCGCCCCGCTATGCAACGGTTAACCCCGCTGCAAACGCTGGCTTGGTTGAAGGCATGAAAGGTTTGTTTAATCCTACCGACACCGTGTCTCGCCAATTTAAAAACGGCATGATGGGCACTGGCGTGTTGGGTTTTGAAGAAATCAACATGAGCCAATCCATCAAGCAGTTCACCACTGGTTCGCGTGATGCTACGGCTGCTACCACGGTTGGCACCACGGTGACTACCGAAGGCTCTTCCACTTTGAGCCTGTCGCAAGCCTCGGTTACTACGACCATCAAGGCCGGTGATGTCTTTACCATTGCAGCTTGCTCTTCTGTAAATCCGCAAACTCGTGAAACCACGGGTTCGTTGTTCCAGTTTGTGGCTTTGGCTGATGCTACTGCTGTCTCTGGCACTTGGACTGTGACTGTGGCTCCCATGTACTCCGCTGCTCACGCATTGGCTACCATGACTGCTCTGCCACAATCTAGCGCTGTTGTGACTTTCGTTGGCACCGCTTCTACTGCTTACGCACAGAACTTGGTTTACCACAAGGACGCCATTACGTTTGCTACTGCTGACTTGTTGCTGCCCCAGGGTGTTGACATGGCCGCCCGTGCGGTTCATAACGGAATCAGCTTGCGTGTCGTGCGCCAGTACGATATCAACAATGACCGTATGCCTTGCCGTATTGACGTACTGTATGGCTTTAGCACCATTCGTCCACAGATGGCTTGCCGCATCTGGGGTTAATCAATTCTTTTTAAAGGAAATTTATCATGGCTATTCCTAATTCTGGCGGTGGATATCAGTTTACTGATGGCAACACCAATGAAATCATCATGGGCGTTCAAGCAGCGCCTAATACGGCGACTGCTACGGCCACTCTGACCGTTGCACAAACCACGGGCGGTATCTTGGTGGGCAATCCGTCTACCACAGCGGCAACCTACACGTTCCCAACTGCTGCGGCAATTGATGCGGTGTTCACCAACGCAAAAGTTAACAGCACGTTTGATTTGACAGTTATTAATTTAGGCACTTCAACTGGCCTAATTACTATGGCTGTGGGAACTGGCATTACTGCGGTTGGCAACTTGGTTGTTGCTATTACTGGCAGTGCGGCAGGTGTGAGTGGCGCGGGACAATTCTTGTTCCGCAAGACCGGCGATGCTGCATACACTGTGTATCGCATAGCCTAAACCTGAATGGGGCTTCGGCCCCGTTCTATAAGGAAATAATTATGGCAAATACAAAATCTATTGGTGTTGCTTTTGAAGACCAAGACCTCAAAGGTTCAGCAACAATTTATGCCCTTGCTGGAAGT